ACTAGGGATTATATGTGTTATTCACATAGTTATTCACATAAAAATAGAGTTATTCACATGTTATTCACATCACATAAAAAAACTGATACTGTTATGGTATGTTATGAGTAGTGATGATGATGTAGGGGGGGGGAGTAGTAGCTTTCGTGATAGTAGTTGGATTGCTGGCTTATATAATTTTGTTACTTTATATAATTTTAGTAATTTACATATAATTGCTGCTCTATATAATTTTATTAATTCATATAATGCTGCTCTATATAATTTTATTAGTAATTTATATAATTTTAGTAATTCATATAATGTTGCTCTATATAATTTTGGTAGTTTACATATTGTATCTCTCTATATATAAGAGCTATTAAACACTAAAACCTTGATACTTCCACACAGTAGGGCTATAATTGACTTTTAGAAGTTGTTGTGGTAGAATACCTAAACTTGTTGTCTCAGAACAAGTTGAAAATAGGTATTATTTAAAGGTTGTATCGAATGAAACATTATAGCAATAGTATTGTTAAGCGTGTATTAAATACTGACACTGGAGAGCTTGAACCTATTAGGTTCACTCAAGATATTCAGTATAATCAAGGTAAAAAAAGAGGATGGGTTCCAATGTATAAAAATGGTTATGATGAAGTTATGATTAATTTAGGTTCAAAATTAGAACATAAGCTATTTATAGAGATTAGAGATATGTTTACAAGCAGGAATACTGAAGTAGCTATTAGTCAAGTAGATTTAGCGAATAGATTTGATAGTACACCACCAACTATTAACAGGTTGATTAAAAAATTATTAGAGATAGAATTCTTGCTAAAGATTAGAAGAGGTGTATATAGAATGAATCCATTTATATTGATACCTTATCAAGCAGACGGATATAAACTGCAAGAAGAATGGGATGAATTGATGAATTTATGAAAGGTCAAGGGATGTAGTAAATCCCAAGACTGGAGAAATCGAGAAAGAACATTATAACGAAGTAGTTGACAGTAAGTCAAGAGTAAAGGGAGGTTGGTGTATGGTTTATGTAAATAATTATGATGATGTATTGGTTAATTTGAAATCAAGTAAAGAGATAGAAATATTCTTAGCAATTAAAAAGATGTTTACTAAGTCTAGAAGTGAGGTTGGTTTCGTACAAAGTGAGTTAGCAAAGAAGATGAATGTATCAAGGGTTAAGGTATCAACTATTATAAGGATGCTTATATCTATTGGTTTTATTAAAAAAGTAACTAGAACTACATATAGAATGAATCCATATATATATTTACCATATCAAGCTGATGGTTCAGCGCTACAAGAAGAATGGGATGAATTAATGAATTGATTAGTTCCCACTTATGTTATACTTGTAAAAAGGATTTATATGCTAACAGCAGAAGAAGCACAGGATAGATACACTAAGAAGGGTATAGCTGAAGCTAAAAGGCTTAAAGAGTTACAAGATAATGGTATGAGACTTAGTGTCATAAATAAGCTTAGATGGGATGAAAAGAAAAAAATAAAGTTAGAAAAAGAATTAGAGTTAAGAGATAAGGAAATAAAGAAATTTCAAATACAAGAAGGAATAGATGAAGATAGTATAAGATTAGATGAGAAAGATGAATATGATAAGAAAATGGCATCTTTAGGTGTTGTAAATAGCAAATTAGATGATAGTACTGTTAAGGAGAGTATTGATTTAATAGCCAAGACGCATCATAATCCTATTGAATTTATGGATAGTTTAATATCATGGGAGAGTGTATTAAGAGATAACAAGAATGTATCTACTGCATCTTATGTTAAAGCTGTTCATTTCTGCAGTCTAAGAGCTGCTGAGTTAAGTGTAAGAGCTTCATATATTAGAACATTTCCTGAGAAGTGCGTAAGGAAAAATACTGATGGAGATTGGGTAACTAAGCCTGAAGGTACTATTGCTGCATTGGCTCATAGTTATGGTAAGACAAAGATGGTACAAAATATATTGGCTCAATTACAAATACCTTTACATATTATGATGATGGGTGAAAGAGTAAAGATGGCTACAAAGTTAGCAGAACTTGCTTTGACTGCGGATAGTGAGAGGGTGCAAATGGAATCAGCAGATAGATTACTGAACCATATTACTGCTCCTGATGTTCAGAAAGTAGAGTTAGATGTAGACTTTAAAGGCACTGAGGTATTAACAGATATAAGCGCATCATTGGACGCTTTTGCAGAATTAGCAGTTAATCGGATTAAAGCAGGGACTATGACAGCTACTCAAGTTATAGAACATAATCCACATGGATAATACAAGATATGATGTAGTAAACCCAGATTATGCTGCATTGGATAAAAGTTATATTCCAAGTATAGAGTCTGTAAAGTTTATAGAATGGCAGAAACAATTTGCAAATGAGTCTAATAAGAGTGCATTGATTCATTATTTAATATTGGATGCTATATTTGCAAATAAGCCATATAATGTAATTCAATCTAGTCGAGGTGTAGGAAAGTCTACTACATTAGAGTATGCAGTTATATATGCAGCAATGATGGGTAAATTTCCAGGAATGAAACGAGATATAGATTATGTACTTTTTCTAGGTGACAGTGAAGATAATGGTGTTAAACAATTTATAGAAAATGTTTATCTGAAGATAGTTGGCAATGATAAATTTAATAGTTTTTTTACAATAGTTAAGAAAATAAAAAATGAGTTGATACTTGATATAGGTAGTAGGAGGTTCTGGTTAGTTGGAAGAGGAGCTAAACAAAGTCCTAGAGGTACAAAACGAGGAGTACTAGGTGATATTAGACCTCAGCTACTTATAGCTGATGATGTAACAAACGAAGATGATGCTAAGTCTGAATTAGAGAGAGAAGAAATAAAGACTAGGTTTAATAGAGCTTTTTTACCTGCATTAGAGCCAGGCAATAAAAAAGTAGTATTGATTGGTACACCTCAGCATGAAGATGACATAATACTTACTAAAATGAGAAATAGAGAGTGGAACAGGGTTAAGTTGCCTATTGCTAATACATTCCATGCAAATATAACTAAAAGTGAGTTTGTAGGAGCTTGGGAAGATAGATTCACATATGAAGAAGTGATGGATATATATAAACAATATAAAGAAGATGGAGATGAATCAGGATTTATGCAAGAATATATGTTGGAGCTAATGGATGATTCAGATAGAATGTTTCCAGAGGAAGATTTTACATATTATAAATATAAAGATATTAAAAAGAATCTTAGCAACTTAAATTATTATATAAGTACAGATTTTAATGCTTCTTCTAATAAGAATTCAGACTTTGGCGTTATATTGGTTATAGGCGTTACCAACAACAATGATTGGTTGATTGTAGATGGCATACATAGTAGAGAGTTAAATTCATCTCAATGGATTGATACTCTATTTAACTTTTGTAGAATATATGAACCGCTAGAAGTTGGAGCTGAACAGATAGCATTTCAAAGTAGCATGAATGAATGGATTAGACAAGAGATGATTAGAAGAAATCAATTCTTTAACTTCGTAGAAATGAAAGATAATAAGAGTAAGAAGAAGATTACAAGGATAAGCACTTTAGCTCCTAGATTTCATTTGAAAAAGATATTATTTCCAGAAGACCACTGCTCAACATTAATTAATGAGTTAGTACATGAGATGAGAATGACAAGTATGAAGGATACAAAATCTAGGCGTGATGATGTTTTAGATTGTTTGAGTAATGCCACACAGTTAGGAATGATAAGTCCGGGAAAACAAGAAACAGCATCATTCACACATGATAAAGGTGTATTTGCCCAAGACCCATATAGCTTTGGTGGAGATAGTTGCATATTTTAAATGATGATATTTATGATATAATTTCTAAAAGGAATTATCATGGCAGTATTAGTAACTCTTGATTCACTACGAACATATGGGCGTTCTCTTGATGAAAGACTACGCGATGTTAATAAATATCCAGATAGTTTTATAGACTCGAGAATAAATGCTGGGTACGAATTGGTTTCTACAAAGTCGCAACCTTTTTTAAACGAAGAGGTTGTAGACCTAAGTACATATATAGAAGATGGTACAGCTAAATTCGAAATGGAAATGGATTTTGATGTTAATGGTTGGAAACAAATATATGTAACATCTTCAAACAAGAATGCTATTACATGTGTAGTTAAGCCAGATAATATAGTTATAGTTAATCTAGATATTAATTCACTTAAAGCTGAAGAAGAGAATCTTATAACATTACAGTATTATTATTTTCCTAACACTAAAACAGGAGACCAATACTTCTCTACTGATATATTGCATATGGTTGAAAATGGTATAGCAGAGGCTATATTCGATTCTTTAAGAGATTACAAATCTAGGGATAATTACCGAGCACAACTAAATAACAATTCTAAATCTATTATAAACGGGTTAGATTATGATGCTTTTAATGTAGTTAAGAATAATTGGAATTTCTAGATGCGCATAGTTAGAAGAGACTTAGGACAGGGTGCAGGATTAGCAGAACAAGAACTATCTCAATCATCACAACCATCAATAGAACCAGATGTTTTATTATTAGACAGACTCATATATAGAAAGATAGGCTCATTAACCGATAATAAATTATTAGTAACTCCAGACTCAGCAGACACTGACTTTCATAGATGGCTCTTAGATATGAATAACCTTCATAATAAGAAATACTACCCGTTACTATCGGAAGACCTTCCTCTTCCTACACCAGATTTGGTAGCATTAGATGAATATCTAGGTTCACTTGGGGTTACAGAGGATTATCCATTTTTAGATGATACATAT